AAGTTGCATTTTCGATAAACCACAACTTGCTGACCGTGTTTGGCCCTATCGTAATCGTGCAAGTGCTATCTAAGGTGCCGGTGTACTTCAGGAATAGAGAGCGGCCTGGATCAGTAGAACCATCAGCAATCGTCGTGGTATGGGTATCTGCATTAGTTGTAATAGCTTCTGTACCAAACGAAAACGCTTCCGCAATCAACTCGAGGTTGGTGTTCGTGCTGCTTCCCCACGTTCCTGACTCGTCTCCTGTGGCGATTTCTTTGAGTCGTAGGTCGTTAACATAAGTTGCCATTTATTTTCTCCGACTATAACTTATTTAGCCATCAGGCTATCTGTTTCCAATTTGGCGTTTGAGAAGTATCTACCAACCCCCAAACATTAACGCTAGATGTTGCTGCTGTTGCCGAAACTCCGCTTACTGCAACTACTTTTGGTATTGCAACTGTTACACTTCCAACTGCTCCAGTACCTACCACACCTGTTGGAACAATCGTTTGACCTAGCCCGATAGTAACGGTGCCAACAGCGCCAGTACCTGCAACACCTGTGACTGCCGCTGGGGTTACTTCACCCCATGTCCCAGAACCCCAAGTGCCTCTGCCCCATCCAAATAAGTCTGACACAGATTACTCGTTATGCGATGCGAATAATCGCATTTGAAGCATCTGCTGCGGGAAATTGAATTGTAAAATCACCTGCATTTGACGTTTTATCACTACCAAAATCTAACACACATACAGCAGGGTCTCCAGACGCAGACTCATTAAAAATTAACGCGCCTCTTGCTGTAATACTGCTAGAACTAAATGTCAAATTTGTAAAATCTGTAATTGCAGTAGTCCCATCGTTACTAGGATCAACACGAGTTAGTGCCGCACCTTTAGCCGTATAGCCAGTGCCAGAAGTCTCGTTTGAGCTTGTATAAGCTGTTGTACTTGCTCCTAAACTTGCTGAGCTTGTGTACAACGCCAAATTAAATGTGCTACCGCCAGAGTTTTTAAAATTATGCACTGCTTCCAAGATTTCTTTTTTGAAAGTAGTACACATCGCTTGCGTTATAGCCATTACAATCTCCTAAGTATGTTAGCCATTTCTTGTTGGCCTTGTCGTTCTAGCTCTGCTATTAAAGTAGTTCTATCGCTTTTTATAGCTTCTTGAATATGAAATAAAATTATTTTTTGCACATTTTCTTTAAACGCTTCTGCTTGTTGTGCAATCAACGGGTGTGAATTGTTTCCCACACTAATAATTCTATCGGAAGCAGCTTGAGCCCAAAAGTCTGGGTTATGGCCTTTTTGTTCAGTAGTCGTAACGAAAACTTGACCTACTTCTGCTTGGAGCGTCATATTTATCCCTTAGCAATATCGTAACGATATTCGTCTCGTGAGCCATAGCCTTGTGCTAAATTCTTTAAACCATTTACTGCTTGTACAAACCGTTGTTCATATAAAACGACTTCTTCAGGGATTTTTAGAAACGTAGCCGCTTCAACTAAAGTGCCGTACAACATTGCATCTGGTGCATTGTCGGAAAGCCACGTTGTAGTTGTGCCGCTCGTTGTGGTAAGAGAGTCTGGTCTATATTTATAATGAAGCTCAAACGAATACTCTTGATCTGGAGTAGGAGCTAGTAAAAAAGTATTATCGTCAAATAATGAATAATATTTCGTAAGCCCTGTCGTAGAAGCATTCGGTGTAAAGTCTCTAATAAAAGAAACGTGTTTATAGAGTAGATAAGAATAAGCACTACTAGAGATTACAGCTAAACTGTATGGAGCTAAGAAATCATCTGGAGTGCTTAAATAAGGATTACTTGCAGATGCCGAACCAGTTACGTTTTTTCTAAAAACTGGAAGTTCTACTGCTTTTAAAATCCGCTCTTCAGCTTCTTTTATAAAAGTATCTAAATCAGAAACAAACGTAGTTTCTGAAGTTTCACAGTAATCTTGTACCGTTGACTTTAAAGTCGCTAATGTAAAACTCATGTCGTAGTCACCGTAATAGTTCCGACACTACCTGTAGCTGAGACACCTACGAAATCAGTACCAATCGGGTCAACAATACTTAGAGGTTGACCGCCTACATTAACTCCTGAGTCCGTTGTATTACTCGGCCCTGTCGTTCTTACTAACCCTAACTGCGCTTGTGGCAGAGGTACTTCTGGTCTCGCTTGTCTAAGCCCCTCTGGGTCAGAAACATGGTGCGGAGGATCAAGTTGCGGGTGTTTAGGTTCGAAACACTCTGAACAAACTTTAAAGCCTGTCCATTCCATTTTCATCTGTAGATATTTGACACGAAACCCGCAACGGTCACAGACGCCGTATGCGTATTTACCTACTGCGAAAGCCATTACAAATAAGTCCGTTTAGGCACTAACCTTAATGAACTGTCATCGTCATAACGTATAGCATTGACTAAATTCGTCTCATAAAGAGGTTGTAACAATGCGGCTTTGTCTGGGTTTTTCTTGATAGCTAAATAAAAAGCTAATCCAGAGGTTAAACAAGGTAAGAACCTGCTAGGAAGGTCTACATCATTAACTGATGCTGTAATGTCTTGTATACGTTTCCAACGGTACGAAACAAACTTATCTGTAGAATTTTCTGGGGCAGGCCAGACATATAACTTAGGCGTAATCGTACGCTCAAGATAATACTGAGTAACCCGCGCTTTCGTCAACTTATTAGGTATATCTAGATATTCTCCGCGATCTATACGATCTAATTGAAAATCTGTTTGTATACTGTTCGTTGTACGACGTACTACAGCGTCTAGAATATCTATATCAAATTGATTTAAATCGTAAGTCGTTTGACCTTCAACTAAATCTAAAGATACTTGTTCTACTTCCCATATTTGTATGCCTCTGTTTGACCAGTCAGCAAACATAATGTTCATAGAACGGCGTGCAGTTACGCCGTCATATCCTGTTCGATATTCTAGACCTGCTAGTTCATACGCTTCTTCAATCGCATCTGCAGCGTTTAAACTAAAAGTACGAGTGCCTGATGTAGCCATTAGCCATAGTTCTTTATAAGTTCTAAGACAATCACATAACTATCATTCGAAGACGCGCCTATTGTAGTCAGTAATATGTCTCCAGTTTTACCGCTGCCAGAGGTGTTTTTAAGACCCCCGAACTCGCTAAAATCCATATGACCATTACTGTCTTGCGCTAGTCCTAATGCTATTGTATTTGTAGTTGCGTCGAACAAAAGCTGTACTTGCGTAAATCCAATAATTGAATGGCTTACCTTTTCGATAACCACTCCACTACAAGCAGTACCATCTTCTCGAGCAGCTAACGCACTAACATCTATCTTATTAACAGCATCTTCACCAGTGCCGTCACTCAAGTTAGTTATTTGGATTACTGCTTTATGCGTACCATCAGAAATAGTTGTTGAGGTAACTGCGTCACCCATATCCGTCTCCTATTACGCTATTTGTACATACTCAATAATAAACGTAAATGAGCCAGCAGTGGTCGCATCAACCGTGTTAGTGATGTTGCAGAAGATAGTTCTTGCAGTATCTGTATATTGAACAGAAGCAGGAGCAGTAGTACCACTTTGAGTCTGAACAACCAGAGTAGTCAAAGTTACATTGTGTGCAACAACAGTCGTACCGCCGTCTAGGATCTCATCAGTCACTGCCGCAACAATCTGTGCGCCAGAGCTAGAAGTACCAACTTCATAACCAATATCACCCGTACCAATGACCGGTGAAGTGTCACAAAAGATCTTGATGTCGGTAATGATTGTGTTGGCAGGCTGAGTAAATTCACCAATAGCGGGGCTATCGCCTGCTGTTGTATTTACCGTAACGCCCGTAGCAAAACCGACATGTTTAACGAACTTGCCAGTAACGATGCCAGTAGAAGCAATATCTACGACGTCAGTAAATGCGCCAGTGCTTGCATTTTTAGATACAACTTTAAAACCATTTTCTGACCGAACTGGGCCATTAAAAGTAGTATTAGCCATTTGGATCTCCTGTCGTGGCTAGAGTCAGGTACGGGATGTACCTGTCAGGGATGGATGCTTTATACAGCAGAAAAAGAAAAGGGGCAACTAGCGCCCCCTTTCTTCGCGATATTACGCAGCTCCAGGAGAGCCGAAAATACCACGCCAGTCACTAAAGCCAAAGCTATAGCGTTCTCTGGCTTTATAACGAACATTGCCAGTTTCGAAGTCGCCTTCCATACTGGTTGCAACAGGTGAACGCACAAAGTGCTTCAGTCCGTTAGGTACGTCAGTCGTCAGGAAGAACGCATCAGTATCTGTTAGATAATGATTAACGGTGTATCCCTCAGGCACCATACCCATGTTGCGTAGTGCGTTGATATCGTTATCAGCCGTACCGACTCGTCCTGGGGTTTCCAGTAGACGATCTGCAACGAATTGCAGTGCGGTTGGGATAATCAGCTTACGCGCCTGTGCGTTGATCTTTAGACCACGCTCATCTTCGAAAGCTGCGATATCGATCAGCGACTGCTCTAGTGAGGTTTCATTAAGATCCGACGCAACAGATAGCTCGTTACGTTGGGTCTCATTACCTACAGTCGGGTGATCAGTTGCACACAGTTCTTTGCCATCGCCGCCAAGAAAAGAAGAGCTAAACGCATTGTTCAATATGTTTGCGCCCTTAATATTTTTGGTGGTCATCATAGAACGAGCAAGTGCTCGCGTATAACGAGATGACAAGGTGTCGTACAAATTATCTTCAATAGCTTCTTCAGTCAATGAAAAAGCCAAAGCGATAGTTTCATGCGAGTACCGTGCAGTAAAAGATTCTTGCGCGGTGTCATAAGTAACACCAGAACCTTCAAACTTTACAGGAGCTTCGCCGAAACCAGTCAGCATCACCTCTTCTTCAAAAGCTCGTTCTGAAGTTTCGGTTTCGAAGATTTCTTCGTACTCAGCGTCGTAGCGATCATACTCTAGTCCGAAAAGAGCATGAAGGCCAGGAACCAGCTCTTTTACGAGTTGAGCTCTATTAATAGCCATTAGTTACTCTCCTTCGACTATACAGCGAATACGTTAGTTGGGAACGAGAAATACCCACGAGCGTTAGCACCAATGCTATTACTCGGAGAATCTACGAACCTATTCAACAACGCTATTCCGCTACTTGTTGTCGCTGTTACACCTTCTTTGGATCGTCCATTGTTAGTGCTGCCAGCGGTTGTGGTAATCGTATATTTAGCGCCAATAAAACTTACGGCGGGAGTGCCGGCAGTAAATTGCGCTTCGTACACGATTGCAGGGTCGGTATATACATACGCTTCGACGTCTGCTGAACCCAGCGTAGCTGTTGAAGCAGGGAAGAACGTAGCATATGTAGGAGTACCGTCGGTTGCGGTATAGAAACATCCAGCAAAAACTCCAGCTGGTGTGCCTGTCGCAGTGCCTTGGATCACGTACCCAGAAGATAGGTTTACAACGTCTCCGTTGAAGATAGCAGCAGAGGTGCCACTAGCAATACGCAACTTCTGAGGACGGATCGTACCACCGTAAAGGTGATAGGCTGGTGTGAACCCGTTAGGGGCATCAGTATTAGCCATGATTTAATCCTCTAAGGAAATGATAACTTAATCAGCAGCCGGTTTTCGACTACCGAATTCCACTTTGGTGCTTCTCCTCATGTCGCTTTGTCGTAGCGGCATTCTTGGATCAGCTTCTCGCATCAAATCGTTGTCAACACCTTGAAGTTGTTCTGCTGTCTTTCCGTGGAAATAATCATTACGTTCTTCGACGGTCTCTTCAGGAATTTTTGCGAGGATCAAGCCACCAACACCTATTACGCCAGCGTGCTTACCGTCCTCAATCGTAGGAGCATCGAAGTCAGGATGATCTTCTGCTCTTACTGGCTCGAATCCTTCACGAATACGTTTTGACATATTCGCTTTGTCATCGTGCCCACGGACTTCTGCACGTACCCACCTGTGTTTATATCCAGGAGGAGCTTCAGGAGCGTCTAACATAGATGGCGGTTGCCATGGTTTACGGCGAGCAGTTTTCGCTCGAGTTTCAGCAGATCTGGAGGTACGATCTGTCATTTTCATCTCCTAAACGTATTTTGCGTACTCTTCTAGAGGCACACCTATTCTTTTAGCTATCGCTATCTGTGAAGGTGTGAGTTTCACACTGCGTGCACCTTTTTTAACAGCACCAACACCTCGGCTGGCTCCTGCTACGGCAGATTGCACGTTCTTTGTCTCACCGACAAATTTCTGTGGAAAAAGTTCTCGCATTTCTGCATCAACTCTTTCGTAATAATGTTTAGAGCTAGGGACTACTCCCTCTTTAATTAACTGTTGGTGAACACCCATAGCAGCATATGTCATACCTGTGTCTTCACCAAACCAACTGTTTTTCTCTGCCCATGCTTCTGCTTGTGGGTCGGGAGCAGCTGGTTGTACATTTCGCCCTTGAGGTAGCTCAGGCGTAACAACTTCTTGTTCTGCCGTTTGTTTTTGTCTTGCTACCAAACGCTCGGCATTTTGCGCTTCATAAGAAGTTTTAGCAACCGCCTCAGTAGCTAACGCAATCGCTTCAGCATCGCCAAGTTCTTGCGCTTCTTTTAAAGCACGTCTTGCGCGTTCTTTGTCAGACTCAATACGTTGTTGATATTCATTAACGAGCGTTGAATCTGAAGACTTTAATTTTGTTTGCAGCTGATTATTTTGCTGAGAAATTTTCTTAGCAAACTCAATAGCCTCTTCTTTTTGGCGTTCAGCTTCTCGCATACGATAAGTAAGTTTATCTATACGTTTTTTAACGCCGTCACTGTATTCCTCTAGTTCTTCGTTTTGAGGATCAGCTATTTCAGAACTATTAAAATCCCCGCCGCTTTCTTGTATTACGTCAGCAGCTCTAGGATCTACTTCTTCGTCAGGAAGAATAAGCTCAATATCTTGGGACTCAGCCATTTATCTCACCTTATTGCAGAATGTCTTCTGGATTATTTACAGTAGCTAAAATTTCGTCATCGTTTAAAAGGCGCATATCGCCTCCGTCGATATTAAATCTAGCTCCTGCGTAGCGACCAAAAATTACCCAATCGCCTTCTTTACACCAAGGGCCATCTGGGAATTTATCGGGGTCGGAATATGCGTCTGGGCCTTTTCTTACAACTAACCCTACAACGGTAGCTATACGCTCTTTTTCTAAAGTTTGTTTAGCGATAACAATGCCGCCTTTTGTTTTCTCAGGAGGAGAAAACGGGAGGATAAGTAACCTATACCCTGTGGGGTTAGGCAGTTTATCAGCGTGATTTTCTAAATTTTCAGGAGTAATAACTTCCTTCGGAGGATCTAACGGCGTACCAGATCCAAAATTTAGAACACGGTCAGGGGTCGCCCCCTCATTAGTCGTCTTCGACATCTTCTAACCTTCCATGCAGGGCAGTTATTTCTTGTTCAGCGTAGTTAAGCCCTGAAATTTCCCCAACAATACGTTGGTACTGAACAAAGTCTTGTGCGCCACCAGTGGCGAGAGTCTGCGCGAGATCGTCTTGCCTCTCGCGCAGCTTGCGGAGTAAATACTCCGAATATTTTAAAAAATCCATTAGTTAACGTAGCTAGTAAAATCTAATCCTTTCGTAGCTGCACCAGTTCCTTTCGTCTTTACTTTTTTCCCAGGAATGCTGATAGTTTTTTCTGCCAGCATTGTAGCTTTCGCAAAACCTTCGTTAGAAGGTTCTGGGATTGACGGTTGGATTCCTGCCTTTTGCGTTTTAGGCGACGGATAAGGCATTTCCGTACTTCTAAGATTTCTCATTTCTTGCTCTTGCTACGAGACTTAGAACCTGTTTTACCCCCACGCTTCATTTTTCCTGGCGTCATGGGCATCTTTTTGTTTTTCTTGTGTCCTGGCATTAGTCTTCTCCTTTCGAATAAAGATTATTAAACGTCACATTCGGATCCATGTAGCTATCGTCAATTTCTGCTGTATGCAAATGTTGACTAGGGTAGAAGTCGGGAGCACCCGAGCCTGTTTCCCATAAAGCTGGATTAGTCGCTCTTACACGATTATTAGGTAACGCTACGATATTACCTGTCCATTTCCCAGCATTCGTTAGCTGTATTACATGACTCTGCTTATGTTGCGCAGGATCATCAGCGATATCGTTTCCTGTGTAATCCACAGTAAATAAATACTTCCCTGTATGAAAATCGTTATCTATTTTACAAAGCCATGGGCTTGACGATACACGATCCATAACAATAACTTCATGTTCTCGAGAACTACAATCCCATGGTTGTGCTAAATGTGTAGTCATCGGATCTGGCATTTCTTCTAACATAGCGTCAGCTACTAAACCAGTTATCGGCATCCTTGCCCACATTGCACCGCCGTGTAGATTTTCAGCGTCCTCCTCTTTATCCCATTCGTATCCTGTAAATACGACTTGGAACGATAAACATCTATCTGGGATGGTATTTACCGCAATCGCAATCGCGTGTAAATACTCTCCGTGATAATCTAAATGATTGTATGTAAATTCTTTTCGTACCCAGCAATTAAAATGCGGGATATTACTAATTAAATTAGACAATTATTCCTGTTCCCGAGACTCTCTTACGATTCTTGCAATATCTGTCAAGTTAGCATCAACGTCTCTATCGTCGCGCATTTCTGCTTGTTGTAAGTCAGAAGCTACTCGGATATCCGTTTGCTGTTCTTGAGATTCCATACGTTCTCTTTCGACTTCGGCTCTACGCTTAGATTCTCTATCACGCTGCGCGAGCTTTTCGAATTCGAGTTCCATCTGTTCTACGAACATCTGACGTTGAGGATCTTGTTGCTGCGCCGCCATCGCTTGTGCTAAGGCTTGTTCTTGGCCTGTAATTTGTTGCGTAGCTTGTGCAGCAGCTATTG